ACAACTTTATATCCTTCGGATGTAGTTTTAAGTGAACCAACTCCACGAGAAGATACACCAAGTGTAACTCCTTCATCAATGAGAGATTTTGCAATCTTACCCATTGGTGTATCGAGAAGTTGTGCTTTTCCAATAAAATTATTTCCTTCTTGACGAAGTTGTGTAATTTTATGAGATACACGATCAAGGTTAACTGTAGGACCATCTGGATGACCAAGTTCACCAAGAGCACGACCTTTCTTAATGAAAGATTCGTTATAACGATTTACTTCACGAGAGAGAGTATTAACAGGGTACATTCTACCATTGCGGTTTTTGATTTCTCCTTGAAGAAAGACACCTTCAATGTACATTTTCTTTTTGGCACCTTTCCCTTCAGTGATGAATTTTACCTTTGCTACTTCCTCTGTAATTAGTTTCATTTTCTTAATTTGTAAATCCTACTTTTGTTGCTTTGAAAGCACCTGATCCATGAATTGTATATGATGGTTGTTTTTCAATATATTCAATTGCATTATCAGGTAATGTAATTGATCCTGTTCCAGAATATTCGTTTGCTCCTGTTGGATCTGTAACTGTAAGCACAAGATCAGATCCAGAGCTATTGAAAACTCTAACACATGTTGCACTACCTACGGTTGTGCTATTTCCTACACCAGAAGCAACAGAAGATTCCGATGCTAAAATTAGAGTTCTATTCGCCATTGGGTTCCTCTTCTTGCTCTACTTCAGTTTCGTCAAACATACTATCAGCAACTGATTTACGAATATCTTCAATTTTCGCAGCTGCTTTTGCATACAAAAGATCCTTAATTTGATCTGTTGTATCTGCAGGAGAAGCGTCAGTGGCTATCAAGTCTACAATTTTTTCCATGAAATTTTAATATAGTTATATATTTTATTTATATCTCGGCCTTTTTAGTGTCTTTTTGCAATTGAGCGTCGGTTACACCACCATCTATGTCGGGTTCCGTTGGTACATCTCCAAGGTCTCCCATTTCACCTCCAAGTGGTTCACCTGTTATTGGATCAACAGCATTTGGATCTGGTATAATTCCATCTTTAATTTCCTGTTCAATTTGCTCATCAATTTCTCCCATTTCAGTATCACTCTGACGAAGAACTTTTGATCTTACATATTGATTAGAATAATACTTTCCAATATATGGTTCGATTGTTGCTAATGTACCGAGTCTTTCGTTAAGTAATTCTGATTCTTTTAACTCTGCAAATTGATTATCATACAAGAAATCGTATTGAATATGATCACTTAATGAATTCCAATCTTCTGGAGTAATTATATTCTTTAAAATTAATTGTGTCTTTAATAAATCAGCAAAAAGATTTGCAAATCTTTTACGTAATCTTCCAACAAATTTTGCAAACTTCAATTCATCTCTTAATATCTCTGATGATCTTCCTAAATTAAATCCACCATCACTTGCAATTCTTGATTCTGGAACACATAATGATCTGTATAATTTTTTCTGGAAGTATTCAATATCAGAAAGTTCACCAAGATTTTGTCCACCTGGTAAAGTTGTAATTTCAGTTCCACGACCACCTTCTCTACGAGGCAACCAGAAATCTTCCATCATACTCATAAATTTACGATCATCTCTGATCTCACCAGTACCTGCATCGTAAACTAACTTATTACGATAACGACTCATCACTTCTTTTAGATATTGTTCTGCCTTAACTTTTGGTAGATTACCAACATCAATATAAAATATTCTTCTTTCTGGTGCTCTTGATAGTCTATAAATTACAAGACTATCTTCAACCATACGAAGTTGGTTTAATGATTTGATTGCCTTATGTAAATATGATAAACAAGTTCCTTTATTACGATCAAATAAACCTGATGTCACATAGCAAATTGAATCTTTTGCAATTTGAATACCACCTTTTCCACTTGCAGGACTACCACTTGAGAAAAATTGTGTTGGAAAGTTAGGTTTTGGTGTATACAAATAATATTCTTCTATATCAGGATAAACTGCCTGACGAATATCAACTGCTCTGTTTGAAACTATATTTTCATTTTGATCTTTTTTCTTTTCTTTCCGAATGAATTTCATCTTCATTGGATCAATATATCTTACTTCTTGTATTCCATCCTCTGGTTTTTTAGTATCAATAACTTTGAGATAATATAATCTACCATCTACATACCAATTTCTAAAAATTTCGTGTGCTTTTTTATCAAAATCCATTATTTCTTTAATGTATTTGAATTCTTCACGAATTTTATCTTTTAATTTATCGCTTGCGTTTACGTTACTTAATTCTATTTCTACTGGTGAGTCATATAAATCACTAACAATCGCTTCATTTACAACATCTTCAACTGCAGAATCTGCTTCTGGATGAAGAACCATCTCACGATACCTCTTCATTAAATCGTATTCTGTTCTGTAAACTCCTTCAATATCTACGTATTGACCATAAAAACCACTAGCGATATAATTGTCAACTCCGTCCTCATTGGTTTTGGGGACGGGAGCGACTACCGATGGTGGTTTTTGTTGTTGGTCATCAATAGAGAACCCAAATAGTCTTGGCATAGTATAACCTGCTTTTTATTCTATTATAGCACTATTTATCAGTTTTAGGTAATGCTCTCTCCTCCAGCATTAGCTCCTACTCCTTTAATAGACTCATAGTATAGTACTTGTAATTCTACAGTAAACTCTTGTATTGTGTCAACTGTTTCGTAAGATAAATCAACTTGACTTATTTGAGTTGGGAAAACATCATAGAATCTGTATGTTCTTAATGTAGATCCATCACGATCTAACTGGTGAACATAAGCATCTTCTTGATAATCTGCTGGATTGTTTGTACCTGTTGCATCAGACAATCTGTTGATTGAGTTCATCCACTTCTCAAAAGCAGAACGAATCGCAAAGTCAGTATCGTTGATAACTGTGATTGTCCATGTATCAAAGGTTCTGTCTCCAGCAATCTTAAGAATCCTACCTCTAAAGTTAACATCAATTGGAGTGATGTTAGATGCAGGAAGTGCTGCTGCCTTGACCAAGAACCTTGCCTTTTCCTTTACATCGTTGTCAATTGCAATCTCTTCTGGGAAAGCAAGTTCAACTTCAAATAGATTAGGTCTTGCACCACCACCGATCAATTTACTCTTGAAATCGGTAATCTTTCTTAATGGTGGTCTGTTAAGTTGGGTTGCCATTTGTTTTTATACCTCTAATTTAATTAAACAGAACCAATGACTTCATCAAATGAGATGCCAGTTCTTGTAGCAACAAAGGTGAGACCGATAAAGTTAATTGATCTCGATGGTTTAATAAAGATGTCTGCTACAAATTCGTTACTATCTATAACAGCAGCAGTGTTATTTGTTTCATCGCAAATAACTCTGAAATCAAATATTCCACGTTTTGATTGAACATCACGTAAGAATGGTTCAACTATGTTAATGAAATTAGTTCTTGTAATCTCATCGTTGAACTCGAATAGTTGATCTCTTGCAGCAGCCTTAATTGCATTCTCAAGATAGATGAATAATCTACGAACGTTGATGCGATCAAATGCTGATGCTTTTCCAAATCCTGTCTTGTCACCAAATAATATGATTCCTGCACCAGGTGAGAAGATAACTGGGTTTACTCTGTTTGAGTAAAGTGTATCTCTCTGTGATTGATTTGGATTGTATGCAAGTTTCACTGCATTGAGGATTGTACCTCTTGCTGTTCCCGCTGGTGAGAACCAAGGGAAGTTGTTAATGTCATTTCTTGCACATGTTCCTGCAATGTCTCCATTCATTGGAACATAGCGGAATGTATCGTTAAAACGATCATACATGTACTTGTAACCACTATCAAATACACCGAATGTAGTTGATGTGATTGGTGAGAAGTAACTGACTAGATTGTCAGTAATCTGTGAGTTTGAGTAAACTGTAACTGATCCAGCAGCGGTGTCATTTAAGAATGATCCTCTGTTAGGTGAAACAAATGCGATAGCATCTTTTCTTAATTCAGCGATTGAAATAATTTTATTCGCTAGTGCTTGTGACTCTTCTTTAGAGTAGTTTGAAGAACCCATGAGTAAGAAGTCTACATCAGTCTCTTCTGGATTTTCAAATAAGTCGTAACCAGCTCCTAGATCACCGATTGTAACTGTGAATGAACCAGCAGCAGTTGTATCTGCAGTTCCACCATAGTTCTTACCACCAGCTAAAGTTGATGTTACAGGTCCAGATGCAGCGTAACTTATACCCTGTGCATTCTGATCCCATCCGTTGTCTGCTGCAAAAGTAAAGTTACCAGACTGGAAATTAGTAGTTGTGATACCAGCAGGAGCACTACCACCAAATATGTTTGTTGAGTTATTATAAAGATATTTTCTCCAGTATGATGGAGTTCCAGCAGAGAATTCAGCATCTTTTGCTTTTGAAAGACTTAAGTGCTTCTCTAAAACTGTTCCTGCATTTCCTGTAACCTTTCCTTCATCGTCATATACAACAACATGAACTTCATCAAATCTAGCACTTCTTGATGCTGCAAAGGTTGATGTACCTGGACGGTCAGCAATATTGTTCCATTTGATTGTTGAGTTTGATAATACAATTGTTTGCTGATCAAACCAATCAGATGCTCCAGAAACTGTGGTTGTGCTTCCTCCACCTGCATTTGATGTGACTTCATAACTTAATAAACCACCAGTTGCATCTGTGCTGAACTGATATGCTCCACCTGGTTGATAGTCTTTTGAAGTTTCAACACCAGCAGCGGATACATGAGCAACAAATTTGACTTCAATGTTTGCTCCTGTAACACCAGTGACGATTCCTTTGAAGTATCCGTCTAATACTGATGTTCCTCCAACACCTGCTACAACTGTGTTTGCTGGAACCATCTGTGTGACTCCAACACCAACTGTAAGTGTGCTGACTCCAACTGTTAATACCTGATCTGCTTTACTATCGATCAGTGCAACCTTAAGTCCATTTCCCCATGAACCAGGATTTCGTGCTGCGAATGTAACACCTGTGATGGTGCTTGTATCATAACCTTTATTGTTATAATCTTCTGTGCTGTCTATTCTAATGCTGTTTGCAGCACCTACATATGCGTTTGTTAAATCAACGTCACCTGCTCTGACAACGCTCATTACTCCACCATAGGCCAAGTATGATTGAGCTACCATGAAGTGCTCAAAGTGTTTGTCAGTTTCAGATGGTTCACCAAAATTATCTAACAGGTCTTGCTCATTCTCTACAAGGATTGGTTCGTTGACAGGTCCTTTCGCAAAGGGAGCGACGATAGCACCAACTTTATCAGTTGCTGTATCAACTCTACCAATGGTAAGGTCAACCTCTCTTACTACAATACCAGGAGATGCTAAATTTAGTGGCATCTTTTCTCTCCGAATCTCAGATTATTTCTGAAATTATTTATTGAAAAGTATATTTCCAACGGGGAAACATCACATGAACACTACCAATCTGGATATGCCCAATCAGAAAATATCCTTTTCTTCTTTCTATTCTTTACAATTCTTTTTATTGTACATACTTTGCACTCATACGCATAAGAAGATGGCAATGAGTTTCGATTCTTATGTGTTAGATAAAAGTCTTCTAGTAAACTCTTTACCTCTCCACAGATTCTACATTTTCTCTCTGTAAACAGTAAATGTTCTAATTCAACCTGACCATCTAAATCCATTAGATTTGAATTACTTGATCTATTTCAGGCCATTTTGCCTTTAGATGTGATTCAACTCCTTGTTTTAAGGTAGCAGCACTCATGACACAAGTGGTACATGCACCCAATAATTTAACCATAACAATTGGACCTGCATCAGTATAGTCAATACCAATAAACTCCAAATACCCTCCATCTGCCTCAATATATGGACGTATTTCATCAAGTACGTTATTTACATTTAAATCTGTGAGTTCCATTATGTGATACTAATTGTTTGTGATCCGTCTTTGTTGTCGGTGATAACGATCTTTTTGTTTGGAAATAATTTAGATAGCAAACGTTTAAGTTTCCAATGTTTCAAAGGGTTTTCCATTACATACCATTCCAAAAAGTATCTACAGGTGATTGCATATTTCTTGAAATAAAATACAAACCTACATTACATGCAAACCAATAGATATTAACTATCCATGCCTGTCTCCAACAATATCTTCTGTTTGTTTGTACAATGTACATATTTCTTTCATTCATAGATTCATCAACAGATAAAGGTCTAAACTTTAAAATCTGTTCTAGTATCAGTGAAATAACAAAACCAATTGCAAAGACATAGAATAATAGGTTTAAAAACCCTGCCATTGAAAATAAAAAACTAATCATTAATAATAGTCCCACATATAAGAACGATCTCCATACTCATCAGCATACCACCTTTCTCCGTTTTTGTCTATAAAGCTATCATCATCCAATCCATCAGAGATAAAACCGAATGGTGCCATGTCTTGTTCGATCTGATTCTTCTGTTCTTCATATATTCTTTTTCTTACATCATTGTCAGTCATTTCTTTAAAATAATCCTGTGCGACTAACCATGCAAATATAACTAAACACATCGCTAGGTCATCATTACATCCTTCCTCTGCTTCAAATGAGTTATGTTTTTGGGAGAATGTTGTTAATTCAGAGATAATTTCATAATCAACAGTGAGTAGTTTATCATCTTCTAATAGTGTTTTTAAGTTTGAACAACCCAGTTTTTTGACAGCAGCAGTCATTCTAACACCAAGTTGTGATTTCTTTCCAGAGAATCCAGATCCAACAATCTGACCTGCACGACCTCTCATAGAACACATCAAGACATTATCATACTCCAAATCAAAGTGTAGAATACTTGCAACCTGATCTCCAATATCATTTACCTCACATAATATGAATGAATTATTATATCCTCTCGCTACATCATAGATGATGTTTGGAAACAACATCGGTTTGATTTCATTGTTTCGATACTTTGCAACTACCTTATATGGAAAATTAGTTATGTCATAGACAATAAATGCTGAATAATCATTTCCTAAACCACGAGCAACGTCAACTGTCATCAAATAATTATGCTCTGGTATGGTATTCTCATAGATGTCTAATCCTGCATTTTTTACAATTGGTGCTTCATACACCATATTTTTAAGTTTCGCTGGACTAATAAGTGTATTGACAGATCCTAAAAACTCACATTCAAACTCAACCTTGAACTGTTGCTCTGATGTGTTTGCAATTGTTTGCTCTTTCCATACAGCATCACGACCAGGTACTTCAGACCAATGAACGTCCGTTGGAATATAATCACTTTTACCTCTTTCTGCATCATGCCACATACGATAGAAGTGATTCATACCACGAGGAGTAGAAACAATTATAACTTTAGTTTGTGTACCAGAAGAAATTGTGGGATATACAGATGCAAAGAAATCATCTGCAACATGATTTGGAACGAAAGCAAATTCGTCCAAGAATAGAATATTGAATGACATACCTCGAACAGCAGAGGCAGATGTAGATGCTGCTAATATTTTTGATCCGTTTTCTAACTCTAATGATCCTTTATTCCATGCAATGATTCCTTGTTGCATCCACTTTGGTAAATTTTCATATGCTGTTTGTAATCTACCTAATAGATCAATCGCAATCTTTGCTTTGTTTGCAAGAATACCAATGTTTACATTGTCATTGAAAACAGCATAATGAAGTAAATAAGACACCACAGTCGTTGACTTACCAGTCTGACGAGGCATCTTACAAATATTAAATCGATTATTATGAAAAGTATTTACTAATTTTTCTTGGAAAGGGTATAGATTAAAAGGAACTAATCCCTCATCAAGAGAA